CGGTCATAACGTTAGTGATCGTGAAAAGATAAATGCCCGTCTGACTTTCGCGCAGCGCTTAATAGAACGCAGGGAGAAAGGCGCAGATAGAGTTGCTCTCGATGTATCTATTTCGTCAACTGACTTCGAAAAGTTCATTAACTCTTGGCTTGATTACCACTACGACCACACCGAGCACAGTGAGCTTAAGTGCACACCATTTGAGAAATTCACTCAGCATCAGCAAACGATTAAGCGTTTAGATAACGAAAGGCTTTTAGACGTTTTACTTGCGCCGGTACCTAGTCAAAAAGGATTCAGAACCGTTGGTAAAGAAGGCATTAGCGTTGAGGGTGTTGAGTACATTCACGCTGAACTTGGCGCTTACATCGGTGAGCGTGTCCACTGTCGATTTAACCCCGATGACATTGGCAAGATTTATGTTTTTGATCCGATAAAACGCGAGTTTATCTGCGAGGCATTTAACCCTGAGCTGGTCGATAACGAAATCACGATGACGCACGCTCAAGAAGCTAAGCGAATTCAACGCGCCAGGCTTCGCAATGAGCGGGAGGCAATCAAGCAAGCCTCGAAGGAATTCGATGTATCAGACGTTGCTCAAAAGTTCTTGGCGTATCGCGAATCGCAGACCCAGGGCCTTAAGTCCTTCCCAAAACCATCGAAGCAAGTTTCATCTGGGATCATAAATTCTATTTCGCAGTCAGAGCCGAAAAAAGAAGGCTATTCAGCTGAACGCAAAGACGAGCTGGCACAACGCAGAGACGAGCTCAATGCTATCGAAACCATTCAAAACAGCGGTGAGCCCATTTATCAAAACGAACACCACAAGGCTCGCCATTACACACAACTTAATATTGATGGCCGCTTAGGCCCAACCGAAAAAGCGTGGCTACATCAATACCGACGTGACAACCGACGTTCGGCACAGATGTTGGACAAACTTTTTACCTCTACAGAAAGCAAAGGAAAATAACTGATGAAGGCAATCACAGCAAAAACTAAAAACGTCATGGCCGCATTTGACGCCTACCAAACCGTTGAGCAAGCAGCGCAAGAAGGCTCACCCGCCATGGCCTTATTCTCTGGCCAGGCAGGACTTGGCAAAACAACGGCAGGCGCATTTCTGTTTGTTCAAGCTGACGGCATTTTAGTGCGCTGCTTAAAAAGCGACACAATGGGCACGCTACTAGAGCGACTAGCACAAGACTTAGGGCTAGATAAACGTCAGCGCAAGGCAGACATGATTAATTTCATTGTTAGAGAACTGGCGCTCACGGGCAAGCCGCTCTTTATAGATGAAGCGGACTACCTAGCTGACAAAACTGAAGTTCTAGAAACCATCCGTGACATTTACGACTTGTCAGGCGTGCCCATTGTTTTAATTGGGTATGAACACCTTCCTAAAAAGATAAAGCGTCTTCCGCAACTGTTCGGACGCATCAGCCAGCACGTGCAGTTTCAAAAGGCTGACGAGGAAGACATTTCAATTATGGCTAGCGAGCTGGTAGAGCACACGGTAATTGCCCCCGACTTACTGCAAGAACTGTTAGATGCCTCTAAAGGTAACTTTCGTCGCATCACCACGGGCCTTGCGAGCATTGAGAAGTTCGCTAAGTCGAACAGCTTGAAAACCATCGATGCTGATCAATGGGCGGGCCGTCAATTCTTCCCCGTCGCGGAGTTGTAAATATGCGAGAGACCCTCAGCCAGCGTAGCTGGGAGTGGATAAAGAAACAGCCTGATTTCCACAGTACCGACTTAGCGAGAGCAATGAAAGTACCGATGCCAAAAATCAAGACTGTCATGGATGAGTTTGTAAGAAATAAATACGTTAAAGCGGTAAATAAATCGGCAAAACCGTATGTCTATGAGGCAACAGGTAAGGAGCCTAGTTTTAACAGAAGTAGGCCTAACCCGCACCCTAAGGCAAACGCAAGACAAAGAATATGGCAAGCCATTCGGTTTCTAAACAGCCAGTTTACTGTTGAAGAAGTGCAGGCAGCTGCAAGTACTAGCCGCCAAAACGTCACTCGATTTATCAGTGACTTAGTTAAATACAGATACGTAGTAAAGACACGCAACCAGCGGAGCAAAGGGCAGCAAACAGGTCCGCGCGTCTGCAAGTATCTTCTTATAGAAAATACTGGGCATAAATATCCAGTGATCAAAAAGTCGGGGCTTTGGGACCAGAACCTTAAACAACTTGTTAAGCCCGACAAGGAGAGATGAGCATGGAGTGGTTCGCATTATTGTTGAAAAAAGTCAAGGAGCTTGGCCGACGTCAGGTTGAGTTAGACACGGGCATGAGTAAGACCACGCTTTCGCAGGTACTCAATGAGAAGTATCCAGGAAGCATTAGCAATATTGAAAAGAAAGTACTGGCAGCGTACGCAAATTTAACAGTGACCTGTCCAGTGCTTGGTTCAATAGCGGTTAAACGCTGTTTAAACGAACAGATAAGACCGTTTTCGGCAAGTAACCCGCAGCGCGTCAGGCTTTTTAGAGCGTGTCAAAACTGCATACATAGGAGCAAGCAATGAACGCTTATAACACTGCTTTTAAGAAAAGAGTGGATAAGGCGAGCCTGGCGATGACGCACCTCATCAAACAAGGGTGTGCCATCACTGGCCTGTCTATCAAAGACACATCCACCGTTATCAATATCCTCCCGCCAAGAGATAAGCGGGTTAAAGGAACACTGATTTCAATTACGGGAACGCACACTGGCCGCTGTCACATGATGGCTACACGACTATACGGCTGCACGGTGCAATGGCACTTAACCAATGAAGAACCACAACAGGAATTAAACGCATGACATCTATCGACAAGCTTTATCAAATTGCCAAACCAGAAGCCCCGACTGGGTTTATGGAAGATGGTGAGGGCAACCTACGCCGCAAAGACCGTATCAAGCCGCTTGAGATTGAGCGGGACAAATTAACAAGAGAGCTCTTTCTTAACGCAATTTTGGTGCATGACGAACTACAAGCGTTCACCAAAAAGTTGAAACGAGACGTTGCTGAGTTTGTAAGTCACGCAATGAAGAATTATGACAAACGCCTGGGCGGCACTAAGGGCAATGTCACGCTTTATAGTTTTGACCGTCGCATAAAGATTGAGCGCAGCCGTCAAGACAGATTGTGTTTCAACGAAAACCTTGTAGCCGCAAAAGCAATGATTGACGAGTGCATCAAACGCTGGTCGAAAGGCAGCAACAAGAACCTCCAAGCCATTGTGCAAGGCGCATTTAAAACCGATAAGCACGGGCGCTTTAGCGCTGCCAAGGTACTAAGCCTTCGCCAACACAACATTCAAGACGAGCAATGGCAACTGGCCATGACCGCACTGGCTGACGCCATTGAGGTTGATAGCAGTGCTGAGTACTTCCGCATTTATTTCCGTCTCGAAGATGGCACGTATCGCCAGCTTGCACTGGATATCTCAGACATTACTACTGACACCAACAAGGAATTGAAAAATGAGCAACCAACCGAAAGTGCTTAGCCGAACCCACATTGGATCGAAACGAGAGCTAGCCGAAGCCGTTGCGCAGCTGCCGCCAGACGTTGATGGCGTAGAAGAAACTTACGTGATGAATGTGTATCACGACGAAAGCAACAACGAAAAGTGGCTAGAAATAATGCCAGCTAACTAACGAGCGGCCCTTCGGGGCCCTTAACCAAAGCCTTGAACGTTCAGGGCTTTGTTTAGGGAAAGGAGAAAACCATGCTACGTCTTTGTTTATTTATGATGTTTGTCTACGCCACGGCGTATTGCTTTTACTTCGGATACAACTGGGGAGGTGCGTTTTCTCTTTTAGTTGCAGCGTTGCTGTTTGCTCAAGCGTTTTTTCAAGGCGCGGCTGACAGCTTGCCAATCGGAGACGAATAAATGTCTATCAAGCGCGGGTTAATTACCAAAATTCATGTCGCAAAAGCGCAGCTCAAAATGGATGAGGACAGTTACCGCAACTTGCTTCAACGCGTTACAGGGACGAATTCATGTGCAGGCATGAACGTAGAACAGCTTGAGCGCGTCATGGACGAAATGAAAGATAAAGGGTTCAAAGTCAGAAAAGCATCTTCTGGACGCAGACTGTCACCCAAGTCTAAAGGTACGGGAATAGACAAAATACGTGCTATTTGGATAACCATGTATCAGCAAGGTTTTGTGCGAGACGGTTCTGAGAGTGCATTAGACGCCTATGTGTCTCGCATTGTTAACGTGTCGCACGTGGGCTGGCTGAAAGATGAGAGCTTGGCACAAGTACTGGAGTCACTAAAGAACTGGCACCGACGTGAGATGGCAATAAAACTCATTGCTGAAGGATACACCGTGTTGAAAGGGCATAGAAAGGTGTGGAGTACAGAAAAAGCGCCTTACGAGTATGTAAAAAGCGCTTTTGAGGAGCTGATGCCGTGAGCAATCAAGAGCAGTTCGATTTTGACGATGACTTTGACTCACTATTGGAGCACCTGCCGGATTTAGCCGACGACAAAGCACTAGCCATGGCCAGATACAAAGAGCACTTGTGGGCATTGGTTTTAATTTGTGAGCGCCGCCTTAAAAAGGCAAATATCGAAGATAACAAGGCGTACAAGCTGAGCTGCCAACTTATCGCAGAAATAGCGCATTACCAAGGTGGTGAGTGTAGATACTTACCACGCGGTGAGCGCCTTCAACAAGAACTACGAGACATTCAAATGTTTCGTTTGTGGCACAACCACAACTGGCCAGTAGAAAAGATACGAAAAGAATACTGCCCTGAACTCAATCAAATTCGTGTTTACGAGATTCTGCGCACCAAGCGTGAAGAATATCGCAACAAAATCCAACCGCAGCTTATATAGGAAAAACAATGAAAACAGGTATCGAACTAATTACAAAAGAAAGAACAAGACAGATTAATGAAGAAGGTTACACCTTGGCACTGGACTCCCTTTATAAGCCAGGTGAGTTAACCAGCGCTGCTATCTGCTACGCCATAGTTGGTGGAAGCTCACCAAGAATTAGAGAGTCGGTGAATGTTCAAGCGTCAATGGGCTTGAAGCCTAAGGGTTGGCCTTGGGGTGTTGAATCTTGGAAGCCTGGACAGGACCACTCTGTTGACTCAAGAGTGCGCGAGCTCACAAAAGCTGGAGCCCTGCTTGCCGCCGAAATTGACCGTCTATTAAATATGCAGTAGGAGGCAACATGTTTGTAATATTCAAAAATAATGAAGGTGGATATTCAGTGCGACCAGCGTGGATAGGATTCATAAAAAACAACTATCTAAGACGTTCACTATGTTCGCTTTTCTATCCTTTCACTATTTGCTTAACAATAGCTATCAATTTAATAGCCTCCCTTCTGTTTTGTGCAACAGTCCTCACACGCGCGGTTTGGATACCAATAGCACGAGCAAAGCCTATTTGGAAAACTGAAATTTGGAAGCGCCCTCGTAGTCCAGGTGAAAATGGAAGGATGCACTAAGGGGAATGCTATGAGCCTTATCATACTCGACCACACCATTACGCAATTACAGCTCAATGCCATTTTAGATGGCAGAGGAATTGAAAGCACTCGCGAGTTGGCGATTAGAAGCAAGTTACCCGCAACTGTCGTCAAAGAAGTGGTGCGACGTGTTCAGGTGGAGGGCTTAAGAGTAACGCCAGTATTAAACAAACTGCTTTACGGCGGTAACAACAAATTATCAGGAGAAATACCAGTGATAGAAAAAGAAACCGAGTCTGAAGACATTCCGATGGATGAATTGTTTGGCTGTGTGGAGCTTTCTAAACGCGGCTCAAAGCTTTTATTCAAACTGTTTGAAAGTTTAACCAAAGACCATTTGATTGCTGCTGGCTTTACAGATGAAGACATTGAACATTTTGGTGGCGTGTATCACACCATCAAATACCAAGCATTGGGAGAGGTTTAATGAAGTACAGTAAAGTTTTGGGGGTAGGGTCAATCATTCTTATGATTTCTGCGGTAACTATCGAACAAGAAACACTGTGTATATGGCTTGCGATGATGCAATGTTCGATAGGCGCAATGATATGCAAGTTAATTGAAACAAAATAAGGCAACGAATAAATGCTCCAAATACTCACACAAGCAAGCCTGTGCGAAGCTGATTTCAATCAAAAGATAGATTTCGTTATTGAAGGCTTCATCACTAAGCGCATGATGACCATGGTGTATGCCGATGGCGGTAACGGCAAAAGCTGGTTAGCATTTGCGCTGGCAAAGTACTGTGCTCCCCGTATGAAACAGGTGTTCTACTTAGATTTTGATAACCCACTAAGTGTATTGAAAGAGCGCAAAGTACACGAACTGCTTATCGCCCCTCATGCAAACTTGCACTATGTGCAACGTAGTAAGAGCCCCCTGCCCCCGTTCGAACTTTTAAGAACGTTGGCAGAAAACGCTACTGCTAATCAATTTGAAAACATGATCTTCTTTGTTGACAGTCTTCGAGACTTTGCCGATGTAAACAACGAAGCCAAAATTGGACTGGTAATGAACCTGCTAAAAGATATTCGAGAAGCGGGCGGTACCATTCTTATACTCGGTCACAGCAATAAAGACGGGCGCAATTACCAGGGTAGTAATGCAATTAGAAATAGCCTAGACAATATGTATCAGCTTAAGAAGCGAGAGCTTGCTGAAGGCGTAGGTGTAATTCTTGAGGTAAGAAAAGAGCGTGCAGCCATCGTCGACAAAGCATTTGATATCGACCCGAATACGCTAGAGCTAGAAGAGGTAGACTTAATTGAAGCGCAAGCCTCAGAGCAAGACCTTGAGTTCGTAAACCAGATTAAGCACGTGTTAGTTCGAGAAGGCCAAGTTGGAAAAGGCGACCTTCTTAACGCCGCTGGATATGCCAAAGATGATAAGACCGCTCGCGCTAGACTAGAAAAATACGACGGTATTTACTGGAAAAGCTCTAGACGCCACACTCGCATATTTTACCAATTGTTGTAGTTGTAGCTGTTGTAGCCACCCCTCAAGGTAAATTAAGTAGTAGTCTGCTCCTTGCAGTTGGATGATAAAGTAGTCCGCAAATCGCTGGCATAAGTATTATCGCATCCACTGAGAGAGCGAAATTTTCGGTATCTCTCACGCTTTTTTGCAAGGAGTAATGCAAATGGAAAACACCGAACTTTTTGATGAGCTAGACACTTTAATTTTATGCCAGGAGGCTTTGATCGAATTGTTGAGTTCCGTACCAGAAGGTATATGTTCAACACACAAGCTTGCCGTTTTACTTCATTACCTTCAGTCAAAGCAAGTAAGCCTGATAGAAGCGTTAAAACGATGAACGTCAGCCCGCCAAGTGCGGGCTTTTTATTTACAGAACGTGTTTAAATTTGACTGAATTCAAAATGCGATCCATTCTACTGGCTTTTAAAAGGAGTTTAATATGTTTAGAACTATCGTGTTTCTTTCTGCTTTAGCCATTGGCGCTTGTTCAAATACGTCTGGGCTAGCCCCAAAAGTCAGCCATTCTGGTTTTGATAATTCAAAAGTCGTTAATATCGCACCGCACGGTAACGCTTGCACTTACATGACTTGCACTGGCTTCGGTCTTCAATGGAATAGTAAGTATCCAGATGATGCTTTTATGATCGTTCAAGTATTCAATAACGTCACTCCAATTTTTGGTGCGCAGTTAAATATTGACGGTGACATTATCACTTTAAAAGAAAGCCAACTTGTTTCGAGTTACGACGTCGATGGCTACACGCGAAACAGTTCGAAAGCTTTTTCAGTGAGTCTAGAAACCCTTGAGAACATTGAAAACGCCAATAGAGTGTGGATGCGAGTTGAAACGCCCGACGGTACAATAGAGGACGCTATCATAGACAATGGTAAAGATAGTAAGTCATACCATGCGCTCAAACGTTTTTTACTTGAAGTTAAAAGTTAACCTAAACCCAGACTAATCCCACCTATCTCACCGCCATCGCTACGATGGCGGCATGAACCAAGAAAATCTCACTTACCACTACGGCCTAACGTCGAAAATCAAAGCCATTACACTAGCGCGTCAAGTATGTGATGTGTTGGGCCATGGCTCGACTGGCTGTGCTACGAACCTGCTGCTTGAAACTGCAGCCGCTGAAACGTGCCTTGGCCTTTATGAAGACCCGACGCCTGGCGGTGCTGGCATGGGCTTAAATCAGCACGATTTAATCGCGTTTCAAGACATCATTAGCCGCACACCCATGCGATTGGTAAAGACTATTCATATGCACTTCGGCTACGACATACGAAAGCTGGTGCATACCGATTTGGCCAATGACCCGCTTCTTAGCTTCATATTCTGTCGTCTGCACTATCGCTTACGGCCAGAGCCAATCCCTTCGTCATTGCGAGGTCGCGCGGAGTACTGGAAACAGTTTTACAACTCAATGGCGGGTAAAGGCACAGTCACACACTACTTAGACAGCGCTAATACATATCTGTACTGCTTAACACCGTCAGACTTGAGCACACCACCATGCCCGTAAGCAAATTTAACCAAGAATGGTTTAACACGGGTCGCCGTGCTCGTTTTAAAGCCGAGAAACAAGCGAGAATGTCGGGAACCCTTACGCTGTTGCCTGAAAGCAGCTATCGCGCGACTGCTCATTGGTACTGGCGGCAGGGCTGGAATAGTGTGACGCGCCAAGAGCTGGAAGCTTACCTAAATGATGGTGAGACACCTCGGCGACTGAATGCCGAGCAACACATTACTAAAACACGTAAACAACTTGGAGCACATGCTTAATGTCTTTATTAGCCACTGCAGGAATTTCAGCCCTCATTAAATATGGTCCGTCACTGATTCGCATTCTTGGTGAGAGTAAAGGCGGTACGACAGAGCAAGTCGCGCACACCATTGCCGATGTTGTGGAAACAGTTAACGGCGACACATCGCCTAGTAGCGTAGCCAAGGTAAAGGCCACCGTAGACAGCTTACCGCCAGAGGTTGTCGGCGAAATTGAGCTAGGGCTAGCACAAATTGAAGCCGAGCGAGAGAAAGCCAGGCTTACTCATGATTTGGGGATGCATACTCAGCAGCAAGAAACCTTGCGTTCGGGCAAAGAAATTAAAACATTTCGCCCTGAAATTGCGCGGCGGCACAGCTGGTTCACAGCCGCGTATATCTTTGTAATGGAATTGCTCAATGCCTTCGACCATGGCAACGGTGCTAACTGGGAGATAGCGCTACTTATCGCTTCGCCAGTGCTTGCTTGGTTTGGCTTTAGAACATGGGATAAGTTTTCCAAACAAGGGGCCAGTTGATGGATGCAGCGGATATGGCTGATAAAGCCAGCGCGTCGTTTAGGCGGATGACGTTCATGCGTTTCAAGCCTAACCAGGTGACACCAACGCCCCCCATTAAAACAGATGAGAACGGCGCACCACTATGCGTGCGCTGTGATGCCGATATAACTCAACGCCGCAGAATAATAGTCGATGCTCAGCGCTGCGCCGATTGCCAACAAGATGTAGAGAACGGGAATCGATAGCATGGAACATGTAGTAAGCCACCTTAACGACAACTGGAAAATTTATTCGTTCTTTGTATCGGTAATGCTGATGGCTGGACTTTATTGGCTGAGCAAGTATTTCGCGACAAAGACAGAGTTAGCAGCGCACGTTAACAGCCAGGAAGAGCGCTTAAAACTAAACGAACTGAAGTTCAAAGACCATCAGATTGAGCACTACAAGCTACGCGATAAGGTGCATGAAATTGATAGCCACGTTAAACACCTTCCCAGCGCCGGAGAAAGCGCCGCCCTTCGAGAAGAAATCGCCCGTTTAAATGGACGATTAGAAGGCATGGAACCTGTGTTTAAACAGGTGTTAAACAACGTAAACATACTTTTTGAAAACGAGTTGCGCGGAGACAAGAACTAATGGCCATCGCAATTATAGTAAACGAACACGAACGCTTGAGTATTCTGCACTGCCTAGCAGCTATGGAAAACTACGCCGCCAATAACAGCATAATCCAGGGTGTGTGCGCCAGCTACGGCAACACAATGACCATTGATAAGCTAGGCACACAGCTACATTGGCTGAAAGAGCAAGGCTTAGTCACCTTGGAACATCATGAGAGTTACACCATAGCCCGCATTACACAGCGTGGTCTAGACGTTGAGCGAGGCCTTGCCACCACACCAGGTGTTAAACGCCCAGGGCCGAGGTAGCAGCCATGAGTGATAAGCGCACCCGTGGCAAGCCCAGCAAAATAGACCAGCTTCCCGACGACATAAAGTCTGAGCTGATTGAGCTATTGCGCGATAAATCCGTTACACAAACCGAAGTGCTTGAACGGGTTAACACTCTTATCCGTGAGGCTGGCTTACCCGAAGAAGAACATATCTCACGTAGCGGACTTAACCGCTATGCCACGCGCATGGCCACAGTGGGCAGTCGCATTCAGGAAGCCCGAGAAGTTTCTAAACAATGGGTAGACCAGCTGGGCGGCAAGCCAACAGGTGAAGTCTCGAAAGTGCTCATTGAGATGGTTCGCACCCTAGCGTTCGACCAAGTGTTAAAAATGTCTGAGTCAGGGAAAATTGTTGAGCCTAAGTTCATTAAAGACCTAGCCGTTGGAGTAGAGAAACTTGAGAAAGC